ATACTGTGTAGTGCGTGGTTAGAGTTTTGGTTGTTTCAGTTCCTGTAGAGGATCTGATAATTACTTCTAAATCTGTATCCGCAAAAATCTTAAAGGTATAGGCAAAAGCTGTTGTACTCGAATTACCCGAGTAGGAATTTTTTACTGTAGTTGAAGATACTGTCATGTTATTATTCCTATATTACTTTTCTCTTACTAATTCAAGATAACTTAATGCTTGTTGAGCAAAATTTATCATAAGTTTATAATAGTCATCTATTAACTCTCTTTTTTCATCTGGTGTTGGAATATCACCATTTGGAAACTCCTTTAAGTTATATATGGCTCTTATCTGTTTATCTAGTTCTTTTATTGATTTTCTATATTCTAATAATTGAACCTCGTCTACATTTAATGTTTGTTTTAATTTTTGATATTCTTCAAAATCTCCTGCTTTTTTAGCAAAATCCATACCATTAATAATGGTTTCTACTTTTTCATATTCTTCAAAAAATTTAACTATAGATTGAGCTGAATATCCGGGTACATCTCTTACATCAAATGCTCTAATAACAGGTATTTTAGATAGTGTATCTGTAGGTTTTATAGGATCATCTATAATTTTACCTTTAATTATAGCATAATCTAAAGTGTCTATAATATATCTACCTAATCCACCGGTCCATGATCTAAATACATTTTCTGCATGAATAGGATTAGTTGCAAAAAAACTGTCATCTCCCACTAATCCATTAATTGTTTTAGAAAGTAATTTAAATGTTTCAGATGTATATTCAGTATAATAAAATTTATTAGGTAAATTTTTATCTAAAGATTTTGGAACTAATGGTGCATCTCTAAAAAAACTATAATTCATAAAATTTTCTACAATGGGTCTAGCAACAGTAGGCATAGGATTAAATCCTTTTGCATTATTTATAAAAAATTGTTTTGCAAAATTACTAAATTCTTGTGGCTCATTTGTTCTTACCCAATCTAAAGTTTTTTCAATAACAGATGAAACTAATGTACCTACTTCAAATGGTTTTGGAAACCTATATGGTTTATTATCTATTTTAAAATACCAATAATTTTGTTTAATCCAATCTGGTTCTTCTTTATAATCTTTATCATCTTTATTTAGCATATAAAAACCTAAAGTTGGTATTACAATGTAAGCACCAATCATAGCAGACGTTCTTCCGGGTTGATCTCTAAATGCTTCATACACCCTTGTTAAACCTTGAACTCTTGCGTTCCAGAATGGAACTAATCTATTTATATTTGCACCTAATGATCCTCGTTTAGCATAATCTAAAAGATTTCTAGCTTCAAACCCTCCTCTTTCAAGAGCCTGTTTTTCTGTTAAACCTTTTTCAATAGCTTTTTTATAAGTTTTTTCAAAAATTCTAAATCTTGTCATTTCCTCTGATAATCTTGTTAATGCTTTAAATGGAGCTAATACACCTCGATCAGCATTTCGTACTGGTCCTTTATTTAATATGTCAAAAACTTTACCATCAAATATATTTGGTTTATCAACAGCTAATAATGTAGATTGCATACCACCAGATTTGACATATTTTTTATACATCTCCATTGTTTTTTTATTATTACCTTTTGTAATAATATTAAATGCACCAATAATTGAATCTTGTATTGGAACAAATCCAACTTTATTTAAAAAACTTGCTTGAATAGTATCTCTAAAAAAGTTAGGTACAGCAAAGTCTGGTATTAATATTGCACCGGCTCTTAATGTTCTTGCGGGAACTCCAAGATAATTCATTAACATACTAGATCCTTGTTGATCCATTGTTTTAAAAGCATTTGCTAAATCAACACCAACATCCCAAGATTCTGTTTTACCATTTCTTTTAATAAGTATTTGACCTTTATCTGTAGCTGTAAATTCTTGTCTAAATATTGTAAATTCACTTACAGTTTTATCTGACATTTTATCTATTTCTGATTTTTCAAAAAATCTTTCTAATTCTTTTCTTTGAATTTTTATAGGTTTTAATGTTAATTTTGTTTTACCAATATAAGGAAAAGGATCTGGAGCATTAACAGCTTCTGCGGCACCTTTTTTCTTTGCAATAAAATCTATAAAATTAACTTTAACTTGATTTCGTTCTGCAAGGTTTACAATTTTATTTGTATTTTTTACGATAGCATCTAATGGTGGAAATACTCTTTCTTTGCTTCCTTTAATTCTTTTAAATGGATTTACTGATCCTTCAGTATAACCTTTTTTACCATCTTTAGGTAACTCTCTTGCAAATGTAACATAATTTTTATTTGCTTCTGTTATAGCATTAAAAGCATCTTTAGATATTATGCCGCCATCAACTGCATATTCTAAAAGATGTCTGTTATATGTATCTATTTTTTTTGCTGTTTCTTCAAATTGTAGTTTATATTTTTTAGTAAATGTTTTTGCAGTTGTAATATCAAATCCTGTTTCAATACCTCTAGCATTTAACTCTAAAGCTCTTCTATTTGTAAGATAAGTTTCAAATAATTGCATTTCATTCTTACCTTTTTTTATAATATCTGCTGTTATATCTTTTAATCCTAAACCTTTGTCTGCCAATGTTTTTCCATTTAAAGTATTATATTCAATAAAATATGCAGCTCTGTTTGGCATACCTTCAAGTATTCTTGTTTGTTCATATAAATTTAATTTTTCTAAACCAGTTTTAGTGTTTACGTTTGCTTCTCTTAATGCTTCTAGTACAGGATATTTTGTATCAATACCTTCTATGATTGTTTTTCTTTTAACTGTTGATCCCATTTCTTTTAATCTTTCAACAGTTGGTATTTCTACTTTTGGTTTAAAAGCAATATTTTCTGCAGCTTTGTTTGCTAAATCATCTTTAAATAATTTTTTTGGTTTTTCTGGTTGTACTTTTTGTTCTACAGTTTTTCTATCTAATAAATTTTTATAAGATCTTACATAACTTCTTGATGACACATCTTCTAATATAGTTTTATCAAGTATAGAATCTTTAAATACTTGATTAGGTTTTTTACCTGTATCTATAAAAATTTGTTTAGTTCTATTCTCCATAACTTTTTTAGGTTGTACTGCACCTAAAGCACTAAACATAACTGCTGAATAACTAAATTCTTTTAGTGTTGGAAGTTGTTGATTAATTATTGCACCAGCTCCTTCAAATGCTGTAAGCTGTGATGCCACTCTTGTTAAGTATCTGTCTGCAAGTTTGCCAACAAAAGGTAATTTTAATTGTGGAGCAATAGCAGCAGTTGCAAATATAGTTCCCTGTTTAGCACCTTCTTTAATACCTTCTTGTAAAAAATTTTTTAAAATTTCAACTGGTTGTCCATAAGATTGTTGTTCTAATCCTTTAAGTATTGTAGCTCTTGCAGCACCCGGAATAGCACCTGCAGTAAATGCACCAGCTATAGGATTTCCTGTTGCACCCGTACCTGCTAAAAAACTACCACCATACACAGGTAGTTCTGCACCAAGGGTTAAACCTCTTTCTAATAAACCTTCAAACCAAGTATAATCTTCTGGCTCTTCTTGTGTGAATGCTTCTGATAAACCTTGCTCTGTAGCCAATCTATATGTCATGTCATATAGTGTTTTACCCCAACCTCTTTTTAATATTTCATCTCCATCAAACTCTTTACCTACTGCTAAACTTTTAAGTGTTAAAGATGGATCTTCACCTTGTTCTAATTTTGATTGGTATAATAATTCATCATCTGGTGATATAGATTCTTGTGTATAATATTCGTTAATAATATCGTTTTTAATATTATTAAAATATTTTTTGTTATTATTTGTATTTGCAGAAACTACACCAAATTCTTCTGCTATTTCTGCATTGCTAAATCCAGCAGAATTTAACTTAATAACTTTATCTTTTTTCCAATCCTCTATTTCTTTTTGAGAAAAACCAGCATCATTTAAAATATTTGTTTGTTCTGCAAGACTTGTCATTATGGTGATAAAGCATCTTTTGTTGCGGGACCTTTTATATCAATCCCTTCTTCTATTCTTTTTAAATATTCTTGTGGTGTTTCACCTTCTAGTTTTGGAAATATACTTGTAATATTATTTTCTTTAGTCATATCAATAATAATATTTCCTAAATCTGAAGTTTTAGGTAAATAATTTTTTATATCTTTAGCAATATAATTTTCAGATGTGTAACTTAATAAATCGCTTGGTTCAGCACCTTGTGCTAATCCACTTAAATATCTCATGTGCAATGTTTGTCTTAATTCACTAGCTTTAGAATTATATTCTTTATCAAAATAACTTAAAAAAGTATTACCTTGAAGTAATGGTACTAGATTTTCAAAATATTTTAAAAATTGTTGATCTTGTTTTTTAAAAGTATCATTGTTATTTCTTATAATAACATCTGATAAAAATTTAAAATCTTTATCATTAATAGTTTTATTACCAGTTCTTTCTATAATACTTTTAGGTTCTGTTTCTCCTGCTAATAAAAATTTTGTTGAAGTATTTTTTATTTCTCCAGATGTAATTTTATTTATTACATCTGTATTGGTATTATAATTTGTATCAAAACTAAATTGTTGATTAACAACTTTTTCATTTAAATTTACTATTTGATTATCTGTTTCTTCGTCTCCAGTTTTAAATTCTTCTAACTCTTGTGTACTAAAACCAAATTTTTGTTTATCTCCATACTTTTCCATAAATTGTTTTGATTTTTCAATAATACTTTGATTTAATACAGCACTTGTTACATCTGCTTGTTGTTTAGCAAGTGTACCAAATTCACTTATTAGTTTTCTTCTTTCATCACCTTGAATTGTAGTAAAATTTTTTACATCAGATAATATTAAAAATGCCTGTGAAGCATTATTTCTTGCTATTTTTCTAACTTGTGCAACCTCAACTAAATTAGGTAACTTATCTTTATATATTTGTAAATCTTCTTCAGAAATTAAACCATCGCTAACTAAACCTTGATAATCATTAAATACAGACTCTGCTAAAGTTGAAAGATCAAATTCGTTATCACTTTCTACTGCGTTCATAATTTTATTTTCAACTAAAGAATTAACTTGACTAACTCTTGATTTAACCATGTTAGCTCTAGTTACTTTTAAAATGTCATTAACATAAGATGGTTTATTAGATGAAATATTTAATTGAAAATATTTTTGAATATAATTATTATTTGCTTGTGATTTATATTTATCAACCACTTGTTTATAACCTTCATTAAAAAAATTAACTCCTTGTTCTGGTGTAGATTTTAATTTAGATTGTTCTTTTAATTCTAATAATTCTTGATTAGCATTTGCTATTAGTTCTCCACCTTCTACTTTATTAGATATTTCTTTTTCTTTTACATAAAACTGTGTAATTGCATTAGCCGCAGGTAATAATGCTCCAGCTAAACTGCTTTTAGGTGAAATTTGTATATTACTTTTTACAGCTCCAACTTCAGCAGTAGGTGCAACTTGAGATGTAAATGTAGGTATCTTTGGCATTATTGATTCCTTGATCTATTAGAAGATTTAGATTGTAATCTTAAATTACTTTTACTATTGTTTCTTGGGTTTCTATCTTTATGATCTACATCTCTACCCAATATACTATTACCATATTTTTTTTTCATAATTCTTCTTGCACCATTTCTACCGGCTCTATCTTTTTTTTGTTCTGGTTTAGAGTGGTAGTTTTTATATTCTGATTTATAATTTCTATTCATTAAAACATCCCCATTTGTTTCATTGTTAATAAACTAGAACCAGCTTGTGAAAGATAACCAATAGCTTGTTGTCTACCTTGCATCCTTGCTATTGATCCAGACATTCTAGCAAAATTAGCTTCTTCTAATTTTTTAGCTTCAGCAACTTTACCATTATATTCTATAACATCTCTTTGAAGTTCAGCTTGTTCAGCATTTGATTGTAAAATTTTTAACGCAGTACCAGATAATTCTACGCCACTTTTTAATGTACTAACTTTACTTTGAGATTGTAATTTTTCAAAACTTTGATTAAATTTTTGTATATTAAATTGTGTTAATTTAGCTGTTGCTGCAGCTTCTTGTTCAGCAACATCAGCATTTCTGTTTGCAACTTTCTGATTAAACTTTCCTATTTCATTTGCAGAAGATGCTGCCGCTACACTTAATACTGGTCCAACAAAAGGTAATGCTGCTCCCATTAGAATAACCTCGCATACATATATTGGTCTGATCCATCAAATCCCCATTTTCTCATCAAACCTTCTTTTTCTAAACCTAACCACTCTGCAAATCTTTGACCTTCAGTAAAATCTTTTCTTATTGCAGATTGAACTCTAGTAATATTATTTTCTTTTGCAACTCTAGCAAAATCTTTTTTAATTGCTTTAGCTACACTTAAAGGAT